ATGGCTTGACCCCTGCGTAGGTGGTCACATAAGAAGTGAGCTGCTTCATGGCCCAAGATGAAGGTGGCTTCAGCATCCTTCTGAGTGGCTACGAACTTGGGATTGACCTTAATCTTGAGGGTGTTGTTGTTGATGCCAATGGTGCCGATGGACTCATCCTCTTCATAGGTGGCAGCAAAGAGGATAGCATCGAATGCTGGAATACTTTTACACACGCCTCTGCGCCACTTCTTAATCTTCTCCATCAGTTCGTGATTCATTAGCTACCCTCCTTGTATGCAATCCACAGCAAAAGCATAGTAGCTATAAGAAGTCCAATGGCAATAGCCCACATTATAACCGCAAATAGAATTGGCATACTATTCTCCTTTGTACTTCTCTGTGTGATTCATCATTTACTCTCCTGCCACAGCATGCGTATAGCTACTATGGTCAGCCCCAAGAGGAGGCCAACAAGGGTCACAACCATGACGACTCCGGCCCACATCAAAACTTCGAGTGCCATTCTATTCCTCCTTGGCTAACGCCTCCATTTTCTTCAGCTCACCTCTCATCTTCCAAACCACGTACCCACCCACTACCATACTAAGCACGGTTGAGATGGCGAACACAATACCAAGAACAATTAAAACCCACATCAGAATGTCTAACAGCATGTCACTCTCCTTTGTACTTCTCAAGGAATCCACAATGCAGCTTCTTAATTTTCTCATCCTTCAAGAGTTCAGTGGTTGGGATGCGGTACGTGAGCAGGCGACCAACGATGTAGCTCTTCTCGTCGCCTATCTGTTTCTTGGCGAGGGTGAGGAACTTGTAGGCTTGCGGTATCTTGGTGATTTGGCCTGCGGTGGTGAGATAGACAGCGAGCAAGAGGTTGGGGTCGTCAGTCTCAACGGGCTTACCATCCAGCAGGCGCTCAATCAGGTGGCTGTAGTCGTTGCGGAACTGGTAGTAGCGTTGGTATGTGCGGCTGGCATTCTCACCAACGAACATGGCTGCATCAGTAGGGCCTGCTGCTTGATGGTTGAGGGCATGGGAGAAGTTAGTCCATGCGCGTGGGTCTGCCACCTTGAGCAAGTCGGTGTCTTTGAAGTCATCGTGCTGGTTCAATATGTCGGGGGCCAGTTGGATGGCGGTGATGACTGACTCGTGGACTCCGTGGTCTAGTGCCCAATGCAACCACGAGCTGATGGACGACTCGATGTGCATGATGATGGGACGGGAGGCGAAGGCTTTGTCCATCTCGAAGGTGTACTGTGCATGCCATGCGTTGCCTGCCCCTATCACATAGGTGTCCTCCAAGTCGAAGCCGTTGAGTTTCTTCTCACTTAGGACTTGGAGCATGCCGGACTGTGCGATGGGTTGGATGCGGTCAATCTCATCGAGGAACAGGATGCGAGGCCCTGGCTTGCCCATCACATCATCGACGAGAGGAGGCTTGGCAAAGTACATGGTGCGAGTCTCAGGGTCAATGCCAACCCCACCCGTGTCAAGTGGATGCACCTGACTCAAATGTCTGACACTAAGGGAGTTGACGATACCCTTCTTCTTCAGGTTGTTGAACAGAGCATAGACGCTCTCCGTCTTGCCGATGCCCACCGCCCCAATGGCTATCATGGCGGGGCACTTGTCAGGTGGCAGGTTGCTAATCATCCGCTCGACCACAGCCTGATAGCCTGAGACTGTGGTTTGGTACAGGTTGTGCGTGGTCAGTGTCTCTGGTTGTTTCTTCTTTCCTGTTGCCATAGTTCGTCACCTCTCCTTGGTTAGAGTTACCATACTAGGCTGAGTTCTCTAGCATGTTCGATACAGAGAACGGGTTGGGTGTCAGAGTAAGGGCCAACAGCCCCGTCCACCTTAGTAATATAGCGTGCAAGACTGATTGCTTTCGTCGTTTGCTTGCTTCGTACACAATAGCAAATATCACAATCCCCCCGGTTTGTGTTACTCCAGTTACTATTATGTTGCTTGAGGAATTTGAGCATCACTCGACGTTGGGTCTTATTCATCACTGGCGGGCACGCGTGAGCCACTCACGCATAGTGGACAGGATGTGGCGGCGAGTGTCAGTGGTGGGTAGGGTCGGCTTGCTTGTCGTGTCACTCTCGGCTTCGGTCATGTAAGCACGGACGCGCTGAAGTTGGAGCGAGTGGGCCGAACAGTGGCGAGAGCGTGGTACTGCGAGAGTGAAGCAGCCCTTCGTGGCACAGTCATTCATCGGGATGCTACCCACAAAAGGGAGAGGATTGTAGCGGCAACGAATCCCACGAGAATCATTGACACAAATTCCAACCAACGCTTAGTCTCCTGTTTCATTGAGCTAACTCCTTTGGAATCAGTGAAGGTGAAAATAAACTTGGAAAGTAGGCAACCTTTGGGCGATAGAATGCATCTCACCCACTAAAGGGTGATTCACAGCGGTAGCTATGAGTGAGTCACCATAGTATGCCTAGCTTGCGAGCGTGGTCGGGACAGAAACACCACGGCCCATTACTATCGGGGTGAGTGAGCATGTTCCGATAGGCAAACTTACAAATATCACAATTCTCGGTCGTGTGGTCTTTGCGTGAGCACAACCTTCCTCTATCCAACGCAGCCTTCACCCTCCGCCATTCCTCTTGACTCAGCTTTACCATAGCACGCCTACCTCTCGCTTGTGGTCGTCGCATAAGCACCAAGTAACTTCGGATGAATTCTCTCTTGTCCACTTGAACATTTTAGTAACGTAACGGTTACAGATATGACAGTCCACTGGGCGGTGCATCGGAAGGGAGGTACACAACCCAATCTTCTCAATAGATTTCCTTATCCGTGCGTAGGTATGCTTGCTTAGTCTTATCATAGCTCCCTTGTTAGGCTACACCGCGCCCTTTGGGGGCGCTCCTACTTGACAAGTTACCATAATATACCCGCCCTCCTAAGACAATCGGCACACACCTCCTCCTTATGAACTTCATACGCCCCCACCAACACCCCTTCAGTAACATGGTAAATTATAAGTCCCTCTTTCTCTGAACGACACCACTCACAGTATCTACAGTATCCGCACGGCTCTACCATAGCAGGCCCTTCTCACGGAGACAAACCTCACAGAGTATATAGTCGTAGTCGAACAGCTCAAATGATACCAAGACTCCGTCGGCTACATGATAGATAGGTAGGTTCTCTCGGTCACAGTTTGGACAACACTCACAGCTTGGACACGGCATCACCATAGCCAGCCCCATGCGCGGGCGCAGTCTAAACAATAGCAGCAAGCCACAGCAGGGGAGTCATAGTAATCCCAAGTCTCTGACCAAGGGTGGGGTTTCTTACAGTGGTTGCATAGCCAGTTCCCCTGGTCACTAGGTATTCCTACCCATGTGCGAACGCCAGCCACAGCTACCATAGCCAACCCCGCTCACGACAGCAGTTCTCACACCACCACCCATCCTCATTGGTGTCCTCGTCTCTCTCTGATTGCGGCACACCTGTCACATGATAGGTAAATTCACCCTCTGTTGGTCTATCAGGCTCCTTCCAAGACGCAGCTCCATAACAGGCAGCCTTAATATGGCCCTCATGTGCTCTGACAAAGTGCTTGTCCCACTTCCTGTGCTTTGTTACAGTAGGCATAGCTAGAAGTTGGCAGCTAGTGCAATTATACGAGCGAACTCAAGGACAGTGAAGCCAAACAGTAGCAGCACACCGACGAAGATACCTACTTCAGATTTGTTCTTCATCTTCTCCTCCCTTGCACTAGGTAGTAGCGGGGGCCACGACCAGTCAACCTCCACCATATACGCCGCAGCCAACTCCTCTTAGGCAGCTTAGCATCAATCATACTTTGCATCATCGCCTCTGCTGGACTAGGGCAAGCTCTATCTATCTCATCAAAGTACAATAGGCGCTTCTTCATACATCACCTCTCTTGTTGTCTGACCGGAGCAGTCAGCCTCGACGGCTTGTATTCCAACGTCTAATCTCTAGTGGCCCAATCAGAAACCTCCATAGATAGACGCTTCCTTTGTGGCTGCCATCGCCAGGGAAGCAATCGATGTGTCCCCAGCCCCACATACACCAGCTATCCCACCACCACACGAATTGATACTTCTTGTTGTTTGTCATCGGCTGTAGTTGATGGGCTTGGCGGTGTGGTCGCACGTGGGGCACCAATAGAGGCGGCCCACTGGCTGGCCTTTGGTGCCATCGACGGGTCGGCTGGCTAACGGGGTGTTGTGGATGCTGCACTTGCGAGTTAGCTCACGTATCGTGACGGTCATGGTTGTCCTTCCTTTGCAGCTCTACGTAAGTAGCTGCCATTGATAGCACTACTCCTGTGGAGATGCCTGCCGCTAAGCATAGTATGCGGTGCTCAGTTGAGACGCCGTCAACTAGGAAGGGCAGTCCTCCCAATAGGAGCGCTAGTCTAGCCATCCACCTCATCGTTGTCTCTCCTTTTGACTAGGCATGCACATTCGGGGGAACAGCCGTGGTCTAGCTTGGGTAACTCCATCTCTATGACAGAGCAATAGATGGGCGGTATAACGAGGGCATTCTCCATCTCCAAGCGCCGTTGCTTACGTGTCTTGCGCTGTGTCACGTTGTATCTCCTTCACTACTTTCCGGAAGCTGGCGCTCTCACCCTTGCACACTATGGTAGTGTCTTGCTTGCCCTCCTCATCACACTGGAGACACCAGTAGAGAGTGGACTCTAAGCTGAGGAATGTGATGACCTTGCTCTCGAAGGGCAGATGGTGGATGAGACACCCAGCCTCTAGCTCACTGACTGGTGTGTTGAGGTCGAGCTTGTCTCCGTCCGTACACTTGGTTCCTCTGATGTAGCGCATAGTTGGTTCTCCTTAGTGGCCGATTGCTGAATAGATTACAGTGAGTGCCCAAATACACACGAACAATAAGGCGACAACTGGAGGGAATAGGGCCATGAATGTATCTATCTTAGACATGTTCGCTTCTCCTCTTGATGGTGCCACTACCGTATAGCTTGGCTAAGCGGCACCTGTCCTCCCAACTTAGGATGCCTTCGATGAAGTCCCGCCATATACGGGTGTTAGGGCCTTCTTGTGGTGAGCCACCAGGAGGTCGGTGCTTGCGAAACTTAACTCTCTTTGTTGGGTAGTTCGGCCTGCCTATCATTACCATTCACCTTGCTCCGGTCTGCTCGTGCTCCACCTGCTTTAATCACTCTCTCTGCATGATTAAGAGCAGCGAGCGCTCTGTCTTGATAGCCTCTGACGCGGGCATAGGCTTTCTCTTGTGCCCAAACCATACCGGTGAACAGTCCTACTACGAATACCCCTATGAACCATACTGTATCCATGTCTAGCTCCTTTGCGGCATCTCTATACCACACTGTCTGAGAAACTCTCGGTCATTCTTGAAGTGAGTGTAGAATAGCAGCTCATCGTCACGGTCTCTATTCGCACGCTGCCTTATCTCTAGCTCACGTTGTAGCATACCTTCCCAGTCTAGCATGTCTGTCTCCTTATAGGGTACTTATCAGGTAGCCTATCGCTAGGTTAATGCAGCCCATTATAAAGTTGGTTCTTCTTACGCCCCATATTCCCGTATATGATAGGTAGAAGAACACCATGCCTAGTGCTACGTTTGGCCACCACATAATAGTCTCCTTATAGGATGAGATAGGCGAAGCCAGCGATGAGGTTGAGGATGGCTAGCGTGAAGAACGCTCCTTGCCAGACCGGCTCCCCTGCTCTCTTTGCGACACGACACATCACTAGCATCAAACACCCTGCTGCTATGCCTAATACTCCTAACATTGGTAGTCTCCTTTCATTGGTATAGTCCTGCTGTCCCACTCTAGGTGGGAGATAGTGAGGGCCATAGGTGCTAGCTAAGAGCCAGTCTTTCAGCGACGGATATCACTGACCTCAGCCCTCTAAATTCATGTGACTGGAGTGACCTTATCGGTTCGCTCTGACAGCCACTAACCCACAGTATGCACTGACCTTAACCTATGGGGCGCTCGGTATCTCTATGAGAATCTCTTTACCAGCGCCTAGCTTATCCCTGCTCTTGCCTTAGTTAGTTCGCCTCACTTGCGGAGTGCTCTACTAAGGCGTGCTTGCCCTTGCATTCGGGATGCTATACTCGGCCAGCCCGTCTTGTGGTGTGCTAGGCTAGACATGGCTCATTAGGTAGGACTCAAGTGCGGGCCTATCAGCAGCATGCGTTGCACAACCTTGAGGTTGTCGGTTACTCTCTGAGTGAGGGCGCAACAGTCTGACCGCGAAGATTGTTCGATAGGTCGTCCAGTCGGTCTGCCTTACTCACTAACGTCGGCCACCACACTAGCTTAGCTTGTGGATAACAGGGTAGATGGGCTGCCTCATTAGGAGTACGGCCATCGTGCCGGTGTCTGTGGCAGTTAGTCTAGGTCGCTGGCCTAGCGTGGCTGAGCAGCTTTCACTTCGCTTGCTACCCTAACCCTGCCAGATGTTTCCGGTTACGTCCCTCTCTCGCTGATTGCGTTTTCTCTCGCAACCGAACACAGCTTAGCACAAAATTTTCTTTTGTCAAGCGTTTTCTTTGGCACGATACATGCTTCGGCAAGCAATTTGATGGCCGTTTGGTGTTTGGTATGGTAAATGCTTGGGCAAGCAATTCGAGTGCCAAACTAGAATGGAACGTGAAATGATTGACCTAGCACGTTGGTTGCCATAGTGGGTGGGCTAAATGACTCATACGATTTTACTTGACTACCACGAATCATGTGGTAGTCTAGGGTTGTAACAAGTCTATCAAATGGAGAGTGACTGACATGGACAATGCAACACAGAAGATGAAGCGATTGGAAAGAGAGAATGAGAAGCTGAGAGAGAAGCTGGCAGCCAAGAGTAACATTCGGTTCAAGGTGGCTGCCAAAGGTGGCGTATCAGTCTATGGACTGAACAGCCGTTTCCCCGTCACACTGTATGCGCAACAGTGGACTCGCTTGCTTGCCAGCAGCAAGGCAATAGAGGAGTTCATTGAAACTAACCGCGACGCATTGGCCTGGAAAGACGCGGCCTAGCACAGCATCCGGCGTATCTATTATGGTGCGTCGGCTGAAGTGCTAGGAGAGTGATGCTATGGTTACACAAATTCAATCGAAAGATGTGGTCAGGTTGAAGGCACGGATGCTCTGCTGGTCACATGGTATGCAACTGGTGCTAAGGCAGGCCAGCAAGGGAAAGCACGTTGGCGAGTATAGGCTGGCGTGCAAGTGCTGGCGCGGCGCTGCTGTACCTGAGCAAACCACAAGCGAACAACCTACCTAACGACTAGGCGCGTGCTTACATAGGCGCGCCTTTTCTTTGTCTATTCGTTATTTAGAATTACACTAAAACTAATTCCATTGTACGCGTATAGATGCTTGTCTATATGCTAATTAGACTAATTCCAATTAACAGAACGAATAATAGATGTAAGGCCAGCTATTTAAGTTTCATCGATTCATATACATAGGCCCCTATAGACAATCTATAGGAGTGCTGAAAGGGGGGTAGGGGGGTTAATGTAAGTGCCTGTAAAGAGGCCGTCTCCATAGGGTCTCTAGCTGGTCATGTCAGCCCTTGACAGCCCTGCCCCTGGTATGCTATACTGCTAGTAGGTGCGAAGCTAGGTGTTCGGAGATTGGGCTGTTGCTCCCGCCTACTGCGCCGCGCTGGGTACGACACCACCCGTGAGTGGTTCCTCTCTGCGTCCAGCTATATGCGTAAGCCGACAGCCGTTGGTGAAATAGCGTAGTCAAGCAGCAGCCCATGTTTTCCGTTTCAAAGGAGTAATACTATGAGCGACGTAACAATCAATCCAATCGTGGTTGATGGCACCCTGACCGTGACCTCCCTACCACGGCCCGTTCGAGTGAAGAAGGTCTATTGGTTCAATCCGACCACCTCTGGCCATGACTTCTCCATCACCGACGGTTCCACTGCCGCCGAGGTTCTACTGGAAGGTCAGGCCGAGGCCAACAACGGGTCACAGAACTTTGACTTCGACCCACCCCAGGTCTGGAAGAACTTTGCGGTTCCGACCCTGACCAGCGGCACCCTCTACATCTACCACTAAGGAGCGGCAATGGCACTTCTGACAGATGCACAACGAAGAAAACTGTGGGCAACGTTCATGTCGGATGTTTCGGCCCGCGAAGAAGTATTCGGGAATTTGCTGAAGGCTGACATTCGTGCTGCGATAGATGCGATAGATGGCTGGATTGAAGCTAATCAAGCTAGTTTCAATCAGGCTATTCCGTTACCAGCCCGCACCGAATTAACCGCAAAACAGAAAGTAGATATTTTCAAACTTATTGTCAGCGAGAGGGTAAGCTAATGGCATCAGGCGACACACTTTTAATTTTCCGACCGCAAGACAACGAACCAGTCTCATCTGACTTCGCTACACTAGACACTCGGAATTTCCATCCCGTATTGGATTTTCGCGCCGCCACAGCCAACGAGAGTGCCGTCTTTAGTGCAGCTATGCCACGGTCTTACGCTGGCGGGGGACTCACTGTTTCTGTCCACTACGCTATGACATCCGCCACTTCGGGAGATATTGATTGGGACGTTGACCTAGAACGTATTGGCGACCAACAGCAAGACCTAGACTCTGATGGTTTCGTGGGTGTCAATAGCACTGATAACACCACTGTCCCAGGCACGTCTGGCTTAGTGGACATAATCACCGTTACATTCACCGATGGGGCTGACATGGATTCTATTGCTGTTGGCGAGGGCTTTCGCATGAAGGTAACACGGGATGCGATTGCCGATACCGCAGCCGGAGATGCTGAGCTTCGCTTCGTGGAGATAAAGGAAACCTAGTGGCACGTCAGATTGGTGATGGTAACTACATAACCGTAGCCAACTTTATTGACCCCAACGCTGGTGGATTTAGCGTTTCCTGTTGGGCGTATGCGGATAGTTGGAACACCTCGGAAGGCGGTAACGATGGGAATGTTATCTTCCAGCAAGAAGGGGGTTCCGGGCGTACTTTGTTAATGGTAAGAGTGCTTGTGGCTGATGCCATCATTCTGAGTTTCATCGGCGGCGATGCGACTGAAGGCACAACTGATATTAAAGCTCGTACTGGTGAGTGGATTCATTATGGAATGAGCGCCGCTTCGGGTGGAAGTGGCACCGTCACAGTTTATTTAGATGGAGTTTCCGATGGCACTGCTACCCAAGACCCCGAAGCGGAGACTGGCGATTTCCGCATCGGTTCTCACAAGAATCAAACTACCAGCCAGGAAGAGTGGTTTGGCCGCATAGCAGAAATGGCAGTTTGGAACCGTACATTAAGTGCGGCTGAGTTTGCCACCCTCGGAAACAAATACTCTCCTCTGTTTCTGTCTGATGGTTTGGTGTCTTATGTTCCTGGTGTGCGTGACTTAATAGACAGAAAGGGAAATACGTTGACGAACACCACAACTACGGTTGGTGTTCACCCGCCCATTATCTACCCCACCCAACCAATTTCAGGATTTGCGGCAGCGGGCGCTCCACCAGCAGGATTAATCATTCCAGTCGCTATGAACAGTTATCGCCAACGCCATCAATCTATAGTCTAAATGCCAGTTCTACGACAAAGCACCGCACAGACCATCCGTTTCGGCCCCTGTCTTGACAAGACCGACGGAGTGACCGAAGAGACTGCCTTAACCCTAGCCCAAGCCGATATGCGCTTGAGCAAGGATGGGGGAGCATTTGCTCAAAAGAGTGCGGCTGGTAATGCCACCCACGACAGTGACGGTTGGTATAGCACGGCTCTAAGCACCACCGACACGGCCACGGTAGGTGAACTCATCCTGAACGTCCACCAGCCCGCCAACATGCTTCCTGTCTGGCTGCGCTGGATAGTGATGGAAGAAGATATATACGATGCACTCTATGCTGTTTCTGCTGCGGGTTTTGATACCAACCAAAGGGTAGATGTAGGGATGTGGTTGGGAACCGCCGTAACATTGGGCAGCGGCGCACCTGACGTGAACATCCAGTCACAAGACAATATCGACTTCGGGGCCACTCAAAAGGCCAGCATCAATACCGAAGTGGACACAGCTCTCAATACCGCCATCCCTGGTGGGCCAACAGCAGATAGCATCAATCAGCGCATCCTTGCCATTGACGACTTGTCACAGGCCGCTGGAGCTGGCGACTTGGCCGCCATCCTGACAGACACCAACGAGCTACAAGGTGATACTCACACGGCAGCCGAGGTATGGACTTCCGGCACTCGCTCCCTAACCGATAAGGCTGGCTTCTCTCTAGCCGTTGGCGGTGTCATTGACGGGGCTCTTGCCGCCGCTGAACTCCTCAACATAGCAGATGGTTGCTTAGACCGTCGCCTTGACCTTGGCACAGACACAGGTGGCGACACCACAACCAGCCGTACATGGCGCGACGCCCTTCGCATTCTTCGCAATCGGGCTGACATCGTCGCAGGCACCTTGACAGTCTATGAGGAGGACGACACTACAGCCGCTTTCACAGCCGCCATCTCTACAGCGGCAGGTAATCCAATCGCACAGGTAAACCCGACCTAATGAAAGAACTCCTCATCAATCTACTGTTGTATCTGCTCGGTAAGTTGGGCTATGAGTTCTATGCCGCTAACATCGCCCCGAAAATCTTGCTGGCCGCAGAGGTTGCAACGGCTGAAGCCGAACGGAAAGGCGGAGCAAAGGCTGGCGAAGCCAAGAGAGCCCAGGCCCTGCGTATGATGCTGAACCTTGTCCCCGACGCTAGCCACCGAGACATCGCACTGGCCATCGAACTATGCCTGCCCCACTAGCCCACATCTGGAGTTGGAGCGAGGGTGCGGCTGCACCAGCAGTTACTACTCGTTGGCTCACTGTGTTAGTAAGTGATTCGCTGAAGACCTTCCCATTATGGTTGGCAGCTATTTATAATCATTACAAATAGATGAACATAGACGAACTCAAAGCCCTCGACGAATACAAAGCCTGCACGGTTCGTGAGCAGGTCTTCCTTGCCAGCTACTTGGGCAATGGACGCAATCCCATCGAGGCAGCCAACGAAGCCTATGACTGCAAGGACGAGAAGTCTGCTGTCAGCATAGGCCGCCGCAACCTAGCCCGTGCTCCCATCATCGCAGTCATCAGCAAGTTCGATGGTGCCAAGCCCGTGACCGTCGCCGAGATATGGCTGGCCATTCGTGAGAGCATGCAAGAGACAGGCAGCGTCCGCTTCCAAGCCACCAAGCTCGCGGCCCAAATGCTGGGCGTGATAGACAAGCGTGAGGGCGGCATAGACAAAGCCGATGTATCGGCCCTAAGAGAGTTACAGGAGAGAGAAGATGCCTAGTCATACAGCCAGAGAACGTAGCAAGCGCGCAGGAGTCCGTCGCATCCTCAGCTCGCCCCGCCGAGGTCGAGTTGTGGGCCTTCAGAGTGCGTCCAGGCGACGGAAGACCCGCACACGTTTTAGTCTAGCAAAAAGGAGAAAATAATGTTCGGATGGTTCAAGAAGTTAGGTCGTTTTTTCAAGAAGTTCGTAGTCGTGCTCTTCGGTAAGAGCGCAGCCAAAGCCCTGGCCAATGCCGCCAAGCAGATGTTTCAGAGCGCCTTTGGGTCGGTAGTCCTTGGCATCGTGGCTGAGCTGTCTGCCAGCAATCTGTCGAACGCCGAGAAGCGTAGTGCTGCTTTCGGTCGCGTTAAGGAACTAGCTGAGTTCAAAGGCGTCGAGATGAAAGACAGTCTCATCAACTTAGTCATCGAGATGGCAGTCCTTCGCCTCAAAGACCTCGCTGACTAGCGAATGCCCGACAAACTGGAGCAGAAACGCCAACGCTGGCGTCGCCGCTGTCAAACTGACCTCTATTGGTTCGCCAAGGAGATACTAGGCTATGACCTCGTGCCACACGTCCACAAGCCAGTGTGCGAGCTTTTCGTACACAAAGACCCGTCTAAGCCCTTCGAGGAGCAAGACGATGTCAAGCAACGACTGCTGCTTGACCCTAGAGGCCACTTCAAGACGACCCTCGACATCTGCGACATTGTTCAGTGGATTCTTTGTTTCCCTGATACTCGTATTCTCATTATGTCTGGCACTCGTGACCTGGCTCAACGGATGAACAAAGAAATCAAGTACCACTTCCAATACAATCAGCTCTTCCGTGAGCTGTTTCCTGAGCACTGTCCCAAGCGCAAGGTCGGCGACTTCGGCACTGCTGACGGCATGACTACCCTGGCTCGCACCAACCTGCGCCTCCGCGAACCCACCGTCTCCATCTCCACCACCGACTCGGTCAAAGCCGGTTCCCACTATGACATCATCAAGTGCGACGACCTCGTCAATGAGAACAACGTCTCCACCAAAGACCAGATAGAGAAGACCATTCAAGCCTTCCACTACACCACGCCCATCCTAGAGCCCTACGGCTATCGGGACGTGATAGGCACCCGCTACGACTACAGCGACCTCTATGGCCACATCCTCGATAGTGACCCCGAAGGCTGGCGAATCCACATGAGACCGGCCTGGCGTAAGACCAACTTGACCGGAGCAGAGGTTGAGTACGACATTCTGTTCCCTGAACGCTTCACCCTAGCCAAGCTGAAGACTCTCCAGAAAGAGAACCCTTACCTGTTCAACTGTCAATACCTAAACAATCCTATCCCTGGCGAGACTCACCAGTTTCCAGAGAAGCTGATGCGCGACCACTTCATGCCCTTCGCTGGCATGCCCAAGCCCGACAAGGACAAAGACCTCGACTTCCGTACCTTCGTCTGCTGGGACTTGGGCTTCTCCCAAGGTGTCCGTGCTGACTACACAGTCGGTGCCGTAGGCGCATTTGATTGGGAAGGCCGCCTCTTCATCCTTGACATCATCCGTGGGCGCTTCCTTCCTCACGAGCTAGTCAACGCCATTGTCGCTACTGGCCGCAAATACAAGCCGGTCTTCCACGGCATTGAAGAGGCAGGCGGTTCTCGGCTCCTCTTGCCCGCCCTAGAGGCAAAGGCGCGTGAGCTTCGCCTCCACCTGCCTATTCAATGGCTCAGAGGCAGCTACAAGAAGAACGCCAAGGAGTCTCGCATAGGAGCGCTCGAAGGGCTGCTACGCCAGAACAAACTCTACTTCATCAACGGCATGACCCATCAAGACGCCCTCATCGAAGAGTTTGCTCGCTTCCCCAAGTTCGTCCATGACGACATCCCCGACGCCATATCCATGCTGGTCGAACACTATCGCTCCAAGATAGAAGTTCCTTACCGCGATGAAGAGATTGAGGTCGTATCAACACCCCACTACTCGTGGGAGCTGGGCTCTGAACTAGGCGGAGGTCTAATAGGCTAATGGCATTCCTGCAAGAACAACCCGAAGCTCTACGTGACATCCAGCCAATCGAGGCCCAAACCCTCTTCCCACGCCAAGTACCCGAAGACCTGACTGCTCTCAGGTTAGTGGTGGGTGATATGAAGAAGTCCGAAGCGTGGTCTAACATGTTCATGTGGCGCTTCAACCGCTTCGACGATCTCTATTTGTTCCGTGTGCCGATGGCCTTTTGGGAAGGCACCACAGTTCCACGTGCGCACCTCGGTGTCCCCCTAGTCTACGAGCACATCGAATCTCTACTGCCCCAGGTCATCAACACTCTCTTCCTCCAGCTTCCCCCGTACATGAGTCGGCCACGGCCTGGCACCAGTATGCAGTCGGCCCGTGCCAACGACGGCATCCTTGGCTGGGAACTCGAACAAACATTCTTTCGTGAACAGATACGCCTGTTGGCCAAGAGTGCCCTCCTCTATGGCACTGGTATCGGCAAGTGGGGTTGGGTCACAGAGACCAAGCCCAAGGTTCGTGTACGCCGCGTGGCTGAGCCACCGTCCATCACAGACCCCTTGACAGGCCGCACCCAGCAAGTCGAGAGCGTCGATACTGATGACTTAGAAATAGTGGTTGAGGACGAGGTAATCAATAGACCGACCTTTGAGGCCCTTGACCTCCGCCACGTCTTCGTTGACCCCGGCCTTCGCCTAGCTGACATTCGCAAAGCTAAGTTCGTCATCCACCAAGCCTACATGACCATCCGCCAGCTTGACGCACTCCGTGACGTAGAAGGCTATGACATCCCTGACCAGGCCAAACTAGTCAGCTTCTTCTTCCCACCCAAGGAGGAGCCTGTTCATTCTCTAGCTAGTCAGACTACCAGCGGCACCCTCACCTCCTTTAACAAAGAGTTCGAGCCTGCCAAAGTCGAAGAGGACACATCTGTCAATCCCCTAGAGCACCCAATGGAGGTGCTGGAGTACTGGTCAAAAGACCGAGTCGTGACTGTCCTGCAACGAAAGCTGGTGCTCCGGTCAGAGCGCAATGAGTTCAATGTCATCCCCTTTGTGTCGTCCGTCTATAGCGACGTGCCCAACCAGTTCTACGGTATCGGCGTGACTCAGCTCATCGGGCCAGAGCAACGTCTCCAACAGGGCGTCATCAATGCCCGTCTCGATGACTTGTCTCTGATGTTGAATGGCATGTTCATCCGTGTTCGTGGAGCCAATACACCTACACAGCAAATACGAGTCCGCCCCGGCGGCGTCATCGACAGTGACCAGGTAGACGGAGTTCAGCCCATCGACCGTAAACCTGCCGTACCCGAATCCTTCGAGGAAGTAGATGCCAGCGACAGGAGAGCACAGCGCCGCACTGGAGCCAACGAACTAGTCGTCCAGGGCACTATCCCGTCTAGCGGCTCGACCTTCGGACGCACAGCCACCGGCATCAACGCCATCTCGTCCGGGGCAGGCACCCGCATCCAGTACTTCATCGAGAACCTGGCCGACCAAGTCTATATCCCCACCCTGGTCGCCTTCACCGAGATGAACCGCACCCGGCTAATGCCTAGCCAAGTCCAGCATATTTTGAGTGAGGAGCTGGCTCTCCAGTACGAAGGCAGTGCGCTTGACATC